CTACATCCAGTATAGCTGTTACAAGTTGACTCATCGCCAAAACTTGAGCAGGACGCTTGTTCCCATGTGCATCCAGCCGTGCCTTCGCAACTTGACTGATCGCCGTTATAAACAGCGCAAGAGTTTCCAGCAAACCATGAACAGCCGCCGTGTGCATCACGAGCTAAACACGTTGCTTCTGTCGTGTAGCTGCTACACGCATTGGTGGGAGCGCCATTACACGCCGCTGCTGACGGATCTACGATCCATTCCGTCGCTGTGTTGTCCAGTGTTTGATTTGCGGTGATATATTTGACTTTTAATGCTGTGCCACCTTGCGACATCAAAGTACTGCTTGGACTAGTATTACCGCCCGCGTTTACACCGTTAAGGAAAGCCCCGTATCCGTAATGCGTGAACGTGCTAGGTATGCTGTAACTAAATAGGCTATTTGTAGCCTTGGTGTAGGTAGCAACACCGTTGCCAGTAGGACCAACGTAGGTATTGACTTCACCAGATGAGCTAACGCCAATATGTGCCGCATCGGTGTTGTTGAATTTGAAATCGATCCAAGTATGAGAGCCTGTGTTCTCTAAAGAAATATGCCGTGTCGTTCCGGGCGAACTGTTTGATTTAGCAAGCCCCGAAATTGTCGCAACGCCTTGAGTCCCACTACCTTGAACAAGTAGATCGCCAGTAAGCATCCGACCACCGCTGAGCACTCTCACGCTTACATCGTCTACAGTAAAACGAGCGCCAATAGCAGTTGGATTGAGAGTTATTCCGCCAGTCGTTGTTGTAACCACGCCACGAAACGTAAAGGTTCCGTTTGTTGTTGCCGATCCAACAAAGTTTCCAGCGACTGTGATTGTTACGCCACCTACCGTAACGTTAGAAAGAGTAAACGTAACTTCGAATCGTTCGCCTAAGCTCATTGATATGGCTTGCGTCAGACCGCCTGTGCCGTTTGTATTGTGACTGACGCTATTCGATGAATATGACCATCCGGTCGGAAGAGTCCATCCCGTTGAGCTACCCGTAAACGATCCGTTAGTCACTCGCTCTTGAGACGTTGACGATACTGAAAGCCATTTGTTCGTGTTGTCCCAGTTCAGATTGCGGCTATCTTGCGTTATCAATCCAGTAGAACCGCCAAACGTAACGCCGCCAGTAACGAGCGTTGGGACTCCCGCGGCTGTGAAATCAAAGTTTCCGGTGAATGGATTAAAAACGTATGGCATTACGATCTCACGACACTTGTAAGATTTCCGCTTGTGTATCCAAGAGTAAGGGTCGCAACAGTTACGCCACTAAGTCTATAAATGACTCCAGTCAAATCAGCGCCAGTATATGACAGCGTAATTTGATCATACGGCTGATTGACAAGACCCTGAACTATTTCCTGATATACGTTGCCATTTCTAACAACAGTAGCAACAGGAATATCAGGATTAACTGCGGTCGCTGAGTTTGATACTGTTGTCGGCATTAGTCGATCTCCTCAATGTCGATACCCACTGGGTTGCCTTCGGAATCGCTGATAATAGTTCCTTTGCGCTTTTTACTTCGCGTTGGAGCTTTCTCCACAACCATTGGCTTATCCGTTTGAATCATGATCGGAGATTGTTGAACAAATTTTTGAGCAGCATCCATGCTTACTCTAATTTGTTCAATCTGTTGTTCCTGTTGCAATCGTCGCTCTTCCATCAATTTTTCTTGTTGAGAAAGACGGAACTGCATTTGCTTGGCATCAAGCTCCTGAACCTTCAGCAATCCTTGCAAGCGATTGTTTTCAGCAGTTATCTCATGCTTCATGTTTTGACCTTCAGTCATCGCCTGAACCTTGAGCATATCAACTTGAACTGAATTGGCTTTAATCTGCAATTCTTGCTGCTTCAATGCCAACTCTTGCTCTGCCACATACTGATCCAACTGAGCCTTTTGCATCTGGATATTGCCAGATAGTTGTTCGCGTTGCATCTTCATCTGCTGCTCTTGAGCCGCAAGAATGTTCTTTTCATGACCATCTTGAGCCTGGATTTGAACTGCTTGGATGCGAGCTTGCGATTCCATTTGAGCAATCTGCATTCGTGCTTGCATTTCCTGCATAACAGGGTCTGGAGGTGGAGGTTGTTTCGCCGCTTCCTCTTTAGCCTGAGCAATTTCACCAATCTGATTAAGTGCCTTGGTAAAGATGCCATCGAGCTCTTTGCCAGACTTGAATCGCTTGATCACGTTCTGGAACAGCTCGATTGAGAATCCTAATAGTGGAGGGTATTGCTCAATGAGAGAACGCATCTGATTGAAGAACTCGCCAGCAGTTGACATGAGTTGCGCACCCTCTTGCTGCTCTTGCGCTTGATCAATGGCAACCATGCTGTCGGAAGCAATCTTGATGCGGTAACTAATCCTATCGTCATCACGCAAGAACCCAAGGATTTGCTCTTTAACCATAGCAATCTGCTGCTCTGGAGTTGGTCCCATTGGCATTGGAGGTGGCATCATTTCCATACCTGGCTCGCCTGGTGGCATACCTTCTGGCATTGGAGGTGCTGGTGGAGGCTCTGGTGGAGGTGGCAACACCGCTGTAATTATGCGGTCGGCATCGCCAACATCGAAGATTGTCTCTGGGTCAAACTGCTCCGCAATAATCGTGCCAAGTTTTGCAATCGCATCAGAGATAAACTTGCAAAACATATTCTGTCTTACAACAAGACCAAGGGACGACCATTGCGACTCAAGCCTGTTAGCTGTTGCAGACTTATATTGCTCTGATGTTCCGCGAAGGAGATCAGATACTTTGAGGGTTTCGTATAGTTGCTGGAGTGCTGATTGCCTAGCTGCTTGAAGCTGTTGAAGCGCATTAACATATGGAGTTATGTCCATAAACTCAACGCCAGATTGAAGACCGCCACGGCTCTTATAGGACGGCCAATTCATGACTGGGACCATCTTTAGGTCGCCAATCATAAGTTGCTCAACCTGTAAGCCTAGCGAAGCATCATAAAGCGCATTAGTGCGGATGGTCTGAGTTACGGCATGAACGCGAGTTGTAAGCCGCTCAATCTCAAGGATTTGGTCTTTTACATGAGCATAGTCTGATACCGGAAGAACGCTATCAGGATCAGCACTCTGAGCGATTACAGAACAAGGGTAGAAGCCTTCAAAGTCTATAGGTGGCTCTGACTCATGAATGATAAACTTCTCAGCAGACTTATGACCCCAGTAAACACGCTCTGTTTCTTCACACCAAATCTCGTGTACTTCTGCCTTACCTTCGTACTTATCAGCGTCCTTGTTCCAATCCTTTGTTGCTTTATCTGGAAACGAATCAAAGTGCATCTTGTCGGCAACTTCAGCACCGAACAGTTCTTCTGCTTGTGGTCGTGTAAGGTATGCACGGCGTGACCGCCACTCTACTTCTGTTTCGTTACGAGCATCAGAACAGAAATAATCGTTGTATTGAACAACGTCCAAGCAAGCATCATCGCTTTCTTTCTTCTCAATCTTAACCTTGGCAAGAATTAAGCCACCAGGACCTTCACGTTGTTCGATGATCTCTTGAGTAAATGGTTGTCCCTGGTCGTCCAATAACGTCCCATCCGCCGACGGGAAGAGAGCGATTTCCATTTCCTCTTCCTCAATCTCTGCCTCATATCGCGCCCATAGAACAGCACGGCCAGTAAGAAGGAACTGCAACGCTGCGTTATACCCAACATTATCAAATGGAAACTCACAGTCCATTACATACTGGATATTCCGTTCAAGGATAACTGCGGATAGTTCTTCAAGTGTGCCACCAGTGCGCTTACGAAGACTTACTTCTGCTTTTGGCGTGGAAGAATAATAAGCAGGTAAGAGAGTATTAACACAATACCACCATACGTTAAGTCTTCGCTCTGTATCATTTAGAATGCCTACTTGCTTCTGCGCGTTATAAACGCGGATAGATTCCTCGGCCATTTCGATGAACTTTTTGGATCGCTCTTCTGCACGGGTTATTTCCGTTTTCCAATAAGTAGAAGAGAATCGTTCAACTAATGGCTTAATCTTCATATCCTAGCTCTTCCTCTTTGCGATCTCATCTGCGCTATATACGCTTGCAGCTTAATCACACCCTTGTTGAATACTTCCGCTGGCTGTTCCCACTTAC